CTATTACTACGCTAGCAGCTTTCCATTTAGATTTTAAAGATAGCCATAGTTCTCGTGCTTTTGTTATATAATTTAAAATTTCCATTATATGTTCCTATTCATCATTTGGGTTATAAATAATATTGCAGCTCGTTGTCCTTCGTTAAATGCACTTTCATGGGCATCACCTTTGACATTGGTTGTCGAAAATAGGTGACAACGATTTTGCAAATCAATTAATACTCTTTGACCATTCTCAGTGCCAAAAGTAGTTTTGTAATCAGTTACTAACTGATTAATCTTTTCTTGTTGTTCTTCTTGGTTGGGATTTTGTTGCTCATCCGCCATAGTTTTCTCCTTATTGTATAGCCTTCACCATCGGAGCAGCAGCTCCAGCTGCTTCAGCTTGTTGCACTAACTGCTCTTGTTCAGCTTGGGCTTGTTGTTGTTGTTGTCGTTCATTTCTTAGTTGTTGAACCTGGGCATCTGATTTCATAACGGCAGCTGGTAAGCCTAATACTTTTTGTACATACTTAGCTAAACCGTCAGTATCTAGATAATCTAATACTGGAGCAAACTGTGACATAGCTCCAAAGATTTCAACGCCACGCATAACAGTATTTAAGTCACCAGATTTTTGAGCTTTGGCAAGTGGGCTAACATATTCAATCTCCACATCTTGTTGAGCTAGTATCTCTGGTGCTGGTCTAAATACACCTTGACGTTCTAATATTTTATAAACTCGTTCTATTAATGGTTGTAATAACTCTGACTGTAATCGACCTAGCACTGGTCCAAGCAATCTCATTTTTTCTTCATTACGTTGTAGAACTTCAGTAGCTGTCATGTTGCCACCTTGTGAAGTTAACAGCTGATCGACATAAAATGTTTTTTGTACTGCCAGCTGACGGTCTTGAATCATATTTAGTGTTATTGGATTGTTTGCTCCAATGTTCAATGGTTCAATTCGGTCACGACTACCTGAACGATAAAAGTTTAAGCCACCAGGTACAGTTCTTATTGGTAACATGAAACCGTCATCAGGTATCATCAACGGTGGATCAATTTGTTTTTGTCCAGCCTTGATAGCAACCTCTGACATTTTGTTAAGCATCTTAACATCAGGTAAAGCATTCATTGATGGTGAACGACCATAGATCTCATAACTAGCTTTTAAATATCTTGGCACAACATAAGGGAACTCACGAAAGCCACCTTCACTAATCATGTGAACGTCATTGGGATCTAAGTAACAAGATTTAAACGGCATGTTTTGTGCATCTTGTTTACTAGTATCATAACCATCTCGTGGCATAACCACATGTAGTAAATCTACATCAGCATACACATCTTGTTTAAATTTATTTAAGATAGCAGCACCGACATTGTTTTCACCAAATAGGTTTACCGCAGCTCGTGCTGATATGGTAAATAATCTAAAGACCGTATCAACTTGTCCTTTTTCGTTTTCCGCAATGTATATTTCTTTAATGTGTCTAGTATTAAAACGTACCATGTTCTTATCATCAGCTGATACAAACATAGCTGATGTACCAAACGATATTAAATCTTGATACAGTTCTTGTACTTCTTGTTGAAAGTTGGATCGGTTAAATGCCGTGTACATATCTTCAGTAACACTGTCTAACCACTCTTGAGCTTCGTCATCTTGTTGGAGTTCACTATCTTTAAAAGCTAATGTAAACCACGGTGACGCTGCATTGGTTAACATACCATGCAAACTAGAACCTAATAATTCCAGTGCGTGGATAGCAGTGCCATCAAAAATTACTTGGTTTCTTTTATCTCCACGAGTTCGTTGCTGTGTAATGTCAGCTTTGCGTGGTAGCATGTAATCAGCAATTTCTTGCCAATGACTTTCCCACGTTGACCTAGTAGTTTTTAGTGTAGAAAATCTATCTACGAGCATTGCTGCTTTTTTATCTTGCATATAATTAACCTAGAAGGGTTGGAGTATAAACGGTAGCACTACCACCAAGACCAGTTGAACTAGTATTGATTAATGACTTACGACCTTTTTTCTTACGCTGTACGGCTTGAGCTGTTTCTTCAGTTTCTGTTGGTGTTTCCTCAACTGGTACAGGATCAGATACAACTGGATCTGGAGTAGGTGTTGAAGTTGGTTCAGGAGTAAAAGTTTCTTTTACTATTGGATCAGGTTCAACTGTAGGTTCAGGTGTCGGAGCTGGTGTCGGAGCTGGTGTCGGAGCTGGAGCTGGTTCTGCTACCATTGGTGGTTCAACTGGCTCTGGCTCTGGAGCTGGCGGTGTTGGTACAAAAGGTTCTACTATTTCATTTGGTATTACTTTTTTTAATATTTTTTTGGCTTTGCCCATTTATTTTCTCCATTGATAGGGTAATTGAATTGCAACTGTTTGGTCATTTTGATTTGACCAGCCAATGCGTTCATATAGTTTTATAAGTTCAGGATCTATTTCGTCTGTTTGCAACGCAACAGCTCCAAGCTGATAACTTATTTGATAAAATTTATTTACCGTGTGTCTGGTAAACACACGACCTTGATGTTCTGGTGCTACACACATGTGCGTAACAAAATTGTTTTCGTATCCTTGCAACTCATACAACCACACATAACCTAAAGTTGCGTCATGTTTTACCAGTCGAAAGATGTAAGCATAAATTAAATTATCTTTATGCTCAGGTAGATACTTGTAGTTTTCTTCTGTTAAGAAATCTAGTAAAGCATCAGTGTCTTGACTTAGTTCTATATCAAGCACTCTGTTTGTTTTTATTGGCAAAACTTCTAGCAGACGCTACTGAACCAAAACCCCATTTCTTTAGAGCTAAGGCTTTACGAGTTGGACTACCGTCTGGTTTTTTCATTGGTCCTTTCATGCCAGCAAAACGTGCAGCAAAAGATACTCGTCTAGGGTTAGTACCTTTGTTGACTGGAGCTTTAACCCCATGATGTTTTCTACCAGCAGCATTAAGACCGCCTGATGGACTTTGGTGTTTCTTTAACGCCATTTAACCCATCAAAGTTTTCTTTTTAGTTTTTTTCTTTTTTCTTTTCATTGGTGGTCTACCTTTAGTAGAGCCATATGTTCCAGGACCGTAAGGCATAATGTTATCCTAATAATGTTTGTTTTTTTGGTTTTTGTTTTTTTCTTAACATAGCAAGGTCTTGAGCATCTACTCTGTTATTATTATTAACATCAATCTTTTTTTGCTTACCTTTTAATTTACCTGTCATAAAATTATCCTAATAAAGTTTTTGGTTTCTTGGCTGTCTTAGCAGCTTGTTTAAAGTTTTTTGCAGATGGTGAACCAGCTGATCCTGGTTTACGCATTTTTTCTCCTGAGCCAGCTGCAATGCGTTTTCTTTTTGCGTGTATGTTTGCGTAGAGTCCTGGTTTTGCCATAATGTTATCCTAGTAAAGTTGAGCCAGCACCAGTGTTAGCTGCTACTGAATTTCGTAGATTTCTTCTTTTTATTTCTTCCTCTGAAAGATTTTCTGCTGAATTTCGTAGTTGTCTTCTTTGCATTTCTTCCTCTGAAAGATTTTCTACATCGTTCTGAGCTTGGTTCTCAGGTTGAGCTGCTATTTGTTGTACAGGCAGTTCTTTTTCTTCACTACCACCTGTTGCCATTTTTTTTACTTGTTGTATTGGTAGCTTTTTTTTATCTGCTAATTTTTTTATAACTCGTGACATTAATCCCATAATATTATCCTAGTAAAGTTGGTTGATAAGTTTCAGCATCTGTAGTCAAACCTTGTGGTCCTGTTAGGATGGTTGACTTTCTGCCTTTTTTCTTTTTGTTAACTGATGCTAGTGCAGCTTCTTCAGCATCTTCATTGATAGCTCCTGTTGGATCAGCTGCTGCTATTTCTTCTGTGGTTGGAGTGTTGGTAATTGTTTCATCTGGATCACCACTGCTTGGTGGATTGTAAGCAATTGGTTCTGGTGCTGGCGGCACTGGTGGCATACTTACTTTTGGTTTAAAAATTCTGCTCATGGGTTATTCCTAATGGGTTGTAGTTATTGTCAGCTACACGCTGGGTTATTTCTTTATCATCTCGTAATTCTTCTAAGCCGACAGCTAAACAGCGTAGGCTGTCACATGCGTGACTGCTCCAGTCATGGACTGGTTTCATATTAAAAACTTGTAAGGTGTCGTTAAACTTACGGTGATAGTTCCGCAAAGCATCTATAAGTTTCTTGCAAGTATCAACGTCTAGCCAGCAACGGTTTAGCAAGAGTTGCGTATAATGAATACCATCCTCTATACTTAGTTTAGGTACAATCTTAAAACGTAAACCTAACTCGTAGGCTATTTCACGCCTGGACTTACCATTAGTAAACTCACGTTGTTCTAGATCGTGTGGTCCATAATGGTTCTTGTAAACGTAATCCTTACCGTTAATCACATTAATGTAATGGGGTAGACCCTCATTACTGTTTTCATAATAATCTATAATCTGTACAGCTCGACCTACTTGCTGAAAAAACAAGATAACGGTTTTATCAGAGATGCCTATATCCCATGCCGTACTAACAGGATAAGTCGGATCATATGGCACTCGACCAACTTGACCTTTGTTTTCAATCTTTTCTACTATATCTCCATAGATAGCACCTTCTAGAGCTGCTACCCAATCACACTCGAACTCTTGTCGGTATTTATTTTTACCCATGAGTTCTAAAGCTGCATCTAATTCTTCTTGGTCAACAATGCCAGTTTGAGATGCTTTAGCAATCTTGGTGTACCAAGTCTTATCTTTCAGGCCGTGTTGGTACTTATTGTAAAAATCATTACTCATGCCTTGTGGTGTACCCACAAAATAACAAAAGCCTTTACGATCTGACAGAGCTGGTCGAATAATCTCAGGAAACAATCGTGGATTGATCTGAGCATATTCGTCACAGATA